CATTCCGGGCAAGGGCGGCGATGATGACCTGCCAGAAATACGCATGGAAGACGATGATATTGATATCAGCGCCGAGTCCGATGTCGAGATCGAAATTGAAGACGATACCCCCGAACAAGACCGAGGCAGAAAACCTCTGGACCGCGAAGTAACTGACCCTTCTGATGAAGAAGTGGAACAGTACAGCGACAAAGTTCAAAAGCGTATCAAAGAGTTGGCTCATGCCCGGCACGACGAACGCCGTGCTAAAGAGACAGCCCTGCGTGAACGCGAGGAAGCCATTCGGGTAGCCCAGCAGCTTGTAAACGAAAACAAGCAATTGCGCGGGTACGTTAATTCTGGGGAACAGACCTTTGCTGAAGTATTGAAGTCAAAAGCAGAGGCCGATCTGGAGATGGCTCGGAAACAGTACAAAGAGGCTGCTGAGTCTTACGACACTGATGCAATGTTGGCGGCGCAAGAAAACTTGCAAGATGCCAAGATCAGGTTAGACAAAGCAAATAATTTTAGGCCAACCTCTTTACAAGTTGAACAAGAAGAGGTATATAGTCAACCATCGCCTCAACCCGAGGTGCGCCCCGACGATAAGACCTTGCGCTGGCAAGCTAAAAACCAGTGGTTCGGAGCGCCCGGTTACGAGGAAGTCACCGCAATGGCTCTTGCTGCACATCAGCGGCTAACTGCGGAAAACGGCGCTGACTACGCCCGGACAGATGAATACTTCGAGAGAATTGACTCTCGCCTCAGAGAAAAGTTCCCCGAGATTTTTGGGGAGCCTGCAAAGCCGCAAGGCGCATCCACTTCAAAAAGACCAGCCGCGACAGTTGTCGCTTCCGCTGCGCGTTCTACTGCAACCAAAAAAGTTAAGTTGACAAGATCGCAAGAAGTAATAGCAGCCAAACTCGGCTTAACTACTAAGCAGTATGCCGTTGAACTTATGAAAATGGAGGCCCGAAATGGCTAATAACCGCACTCCCCGTGAACTTGATACACGCGAAGAATCAACTCGTGACGACTATAAACCGCCGAGCGTACTGCCAGACCCGATTCCTGACCCGGACTATAAGTTCCGTTGGATTTCGACTCACGTTTTTGGTCAAGCTATCCCATCTCATGTGTCATTACAGATTCGTGAGGGTTGGGAGCCTGTGAGGGCAGTAGATCACCCAGAATTGAAGCTAAACGCCAATGAAAATGGCGAAGTGCAGATGGGCGGTTTACTACTTTGCAAGATGCCGAAAAAGAAAGTTGAAGCTCGAAATGATTACTACCAACGTCAGGCAGAAGGCTGGATGCAGTCGGTTGACAACAACCTTATGCGTCAAAGCGACCCAAGGATGCCTCTGTTCAATGAACGGAAATCTACGGCTAGTTTTGGCAAGGGTATTAAGTAATTTTTAACTTTGGAGTTTAACTATGGCATATCCTACAGTTGACAAGCCTTATGGCTTGCAGCCGGTCAATTTGATCGGTGGTCAGGTGTACGCCGGTTCCACTCGCCTAATGTCGATTGCTAGTGGTTATGCCACCAGCATTTACTACGGTGACGTGGTTAAGCGTGTATCTACCGGCACAATTGAGAAAGATACTGGTACTGGCACTGCTACGCCGGTAGGCATTTTCTTGGGTTGTACTTACACTAACCCAACTACTAGCCAGAAGACATTTGCACAGTACTATCCAGCAAACACCGCAGCTTCAGACATCCAAGCGTACGTTGTGGATGACCCTGATGTTTTGTTTAAAGTAGCTACTGTATCGACAGGTACAACCGTTGCTTTTTACGGCCCTGCTGTTGTTGGTGAGAATGCTGTTCTGGTACAGAACGCAGGTTCAAACAACACTGGTGATTCGGCTGTTGGTATCTTCGGTGGTAACACCGCAGTTACTGCGTCGTTCCCTATCCGTATTGTTGATCTTGTACCTGATACTTCCAACGGCTCTAACGGCTATTGCGAGTTTATTTGTAAGTTTAACGCACCGTTTGCAGTTACCACGGTTACCGTTAACTTGGCTGGCGCTAACACCGCTGTAACCACTATGACTGGCGGACATCAGTATCTCAATCCGACAGGCGTATAAGGAGCATAAATAATGGCTATTTCACGCGCACAACTACTGAAAGAGCTGCTCCCCGGCCTGAACGCACTGTTCGGTTTGGAGTATGCTCGTTACGGCGAAGAACACAAAGAAATCTACGAAACAGAGACTTCTGAGCGTTCGTTTGAAGAAGAAACCAAGCTGTCAGGCTTTACTGCTGCACCTGTCAAGAACGAAGGTAGTGCAATTCGTTACGACAATGCGCAAGAAGCTTGGACTGCTCGATATAACCACGAAACCATCGCTCAGGGCTTCTCCCTGACCGAAGAGGCAATTGAAGATAACTTGTACGACTCTCTGTCGGCTCGTTACACGAAAGCTCTCGCACGTTCGATGGCTTATACCAAGCAAGTTAAAGCAGCGTCGGTCATTAACAACGGCTTCTCGTCTAGCTACCCCGGTGGCGATGGCGTTGCTTTGTTCTCGACTGCACACCCACTAGTATCTGGTGGCACTAACAGCAACACGCCGACTACTCAGGCCGACTTGAACGAGACTTCCTTGGAAGCCGCCGTTATTCAAATCGCTGCTTGGACTGACGAACGTGGTCTGTTGATTGCTGCCAAGCCACGTAAACTAATCATCCCATCGGCTCTGCAATTTGTTGCGACTCGTCTGTTGGAAACCAGCCTGCGTGTTGGTACTACCGACAACGATATCAACGCCCTGAAGAACAATGGTTCGATTCCAGAAGGCTATACGATTAACCACTTCTTGACCGACACAAACGGCTGGTATTTGACTACCGACGTTCCAAACGGCATGAAGCACTTTATTCGTGTTCCTATGTCTACTGGTATGGACGGTGATTTTGATACTGGTAACGTACGTTACAAGGCTCGTGAGCGTTACTCGTTTGGCTGGTCTGACCCGCTAGGCATGTTCGGTTCGCAAGGTGCGTAATTAGGATAGGGGGGCTTTCGCCCCCCTTTCTTGTATGGTATAAAAGAAGTATTCCGGGGTACCCGGTTTGGCAGACAGTCCCGGCTGACTTTCATGCAGACTGCCAATACCTAACTCGCATGAAGAGGACAATTTATTATGGGCATTTCTACTACCCAAGCTATTTGGCGTTCAGGCGGCGACGACTCGACACGCACAGCTTACTGCGGCTCTATGTTCATGGCCGCAACCTTCTATACCGGTAACGTAGCGGTAGCGTCTAACGCGACTGTAGCTATTGACCAAAACTACCCTGTGGTTTTGCCAGCTAATGCCGTTGTTACGTCGGTAATGATTACTGACCCCGCCGCTGGTGGCTCCATTAACGTGGGCTACGTATTGGTCGATGGTTCGGCTTCTAACACTAGCTATTTGGTACAGACAGCAACAGCAACTTCACCAATCACAATCACCCCGGGTTCAACAGGTAACGGTGCTGGTTTAGGTACAGTCATGTCTGCAACTAAAGAAGCGGTTATCACGCTTGAAAGCTCAAACGGCGCTTCTGGCAACGTAGGCGGCATTCTTCAGTATTACGTAGCTGACTATTTGTTCGGTCAACAGAACGTCTAATAGGGAGGCATCACCATGATGCAAACAGACGTTAAGGCTAAAAGCCTTGGGGCGACAGGCTTGGTGTACGAAGGACGTGCGCGAGTTAAAGGATTGATTATTGGCGCTAGTACTAGTGCGGGTAACGTGACGTTGACTGATGGCACCACAAACGTGCTTGCCATTCAAACTGTAGCAAACGGAGAAACTTTCAACGCGCTTATTCCGGGCGAGGGAGTTCTTTTTCAGACTAACGTATCCGCGACGTTGCTTAACACAACCGTTACGGTGTTTTATGGCTAAGTCCCCAGCATGGCAGAGGAAAGAAGGCAAGTCCGAGAAGGGCGGTTTGAACGCCAAAGGGCGAGCCTCCTACAACGCAGCCAACCCGGGGAAACCCGGGCTGAAAGCCCCGCAACCAGAGGGAGGCCCAAGACGGGATTCCTTCTGTGCGCGTATGAAAGGGATGAAAAAGAAGCTCACTTCTCCCAAAACCGCGAACGACCCGAACAGTCGGATTAACAAATCGTTGAGGGCATGGAAATGCTAAGAGATCATATCGAGCCTGACCTGATGGATGACATATCTGTCCTTGCAGGGCTAGGCGTTTTAATTGGATGGCTACCTAACGTGCTTTCTATAGTCACTATTGCGTGGTTTGGTATTCGCATCTGGGAGTCTGACACAGTGCGCGGTTTAACTAACCGCAAGGAGAAAACTGATGAAACGCAAAACTAAACGATTTAAAGAAGGCGGCTACGGTAGATTTACCGAAGATAGCCCAAAAAGCGTTGAAGACATGAAAAGCGGCCTTGCTGCTGGAGCACCATCCGGCGAGCCTGATACTAGATCATTTAGTGTAACTGGCCCAGAAGAACCAAAACCAAAACCTCGTCCTAAACGAAAAGTAAAAACAGGTTCTGGTGCAAGCGGCTTTCCTGTCGATGAAAAAGCTATGGCAGAACGTGGTTATGAGGCCAACCGTTCTAAAAGTTCAGACGTTATGTCTAACGATGAGTACATAAAAAGACATCAGTTTGGAACTTCTGGCGGTCGTTTAACACCGGAACAATCCATAAAAAAAGCGCAGGGTATGAAAAAAGGCGGTTCAGCTTCAGCACGCGCTGACGGTATAGCCCAGCGGGGTAAGACTCGTGGAAAAATGTGCTAATGCCTAGCGTTAGTAAAAAGCAGGAAAGGTTTATGCAGGCGGTTGCCCACAACCCTGCGTTTGCAAAAAAAGTAGGTGTGCCTACCAGTGTAGGCAAAGAATTTACTAAATCAGGAGGCGGTATGGCTACGAAGATGAACGCAGGTTTTATGGCAATGATGAAGAAAAAATCAAGCGACAAACCAGCTAAAAAAATGGCGATGGGTGGTTACGCTGACGGTGGCAAGATGCCTATGAAAAAGATGGCTAATGGCGGCATGACGTCAATGGGCGCTGTTAAAACTGCTGCTCCTAGCCGTGATGGCGTTGCTGTTAAAGGCAAAACCAAAGGCAAGCAAATTGTCATGGCTGGCAACAAGAAGATGAACAAAGGCGGACGGGCCTGCTAATGAGAGCCTCACGCGGCATGGGTGATATCAACCCTTCCAAGATGCCCGGCGGCAAGAAAAAAGCGCGTCGGGATGATACTGACTTTACTGAGTACAAGAAGGGCGGCTCTGTAAGGTTGGGTAAGCCATCTGTGGAAGAGGCTGTGAGAAAAGCTGCTAAAGGGTCGAAAGTAAATGCCGCTGGCAATTACACTAAACCAAGTTTGCGTAAACGGATTGTCTCGCAAGTAAAAGCCGCAGCAACTCATGGCACTGGTGCAGGTCAGTGGTCAGCCCGTAAAGCGCAGCTAGTGGCTAAGAAGTACAAGGCTGCTGGCGGTGGGTACAGGGGCTAGCGTGTTGCAGGTTCGCCCTGACCTGATGTTTGTGGGGCAGGTACACGGCAAAAACGTATCCGTACCGCCAGAAGTTAAAGCTGCTATTGGTAAGTACGGAGCTTGGTACGAGGGTGACGGTGGTGACCGGATACCGGGAGTTAAGTACCAAGGGTCGTGGGACGACGCTCTTGCGAAAAATGTAAAGGGTTACCCAAAAGAGTTTTTGTTTGTTATTTTTACAAACACAGCAGTTAATAAGCAGAAAGAAATACTGGTAGGTGCAGGTACTATTTTTGACAGGCTGCTTAAAACGCAAGGGCAGTACGGTTACTTTAAGAAGCGCAAGTTTGATGCTGATACGCTAACTGAATTTTTAAAGGCGATGGGCAATGCGTACTTAAAAAACAGTAAAGCCGAAGCAACTAAAGAAAATGTGGCAGCGTTTATAAGTAGCGGCGAAAAGGATATGTGGGAGTCTGGCAGTACGCCAGCAAGAAAGATGGCAGATGCAGCAAATAAATACCGAGACACGTGGCTGTTATCGCAACCCAAAGGTGTTTATTTTGTGGGGTCAGATCACTTGAAAAGCTTAAAAGCACTGCAAGCAAGTAAAGGTTCTGACGTTGAAAAAAGCGATATGAACCGAAAAAATACTAGGTTAATATGAAAGCCCCGCAACAGTCGCTTAAAAATTGGGGAGATCAGAAATGGCGAACCAAAAGCGGAAAGCCGTCGTCAAAGACCGGGGAGCGTTACCTCCCGGAAAAGGCAATCAAGGCGTTAAGCCCAGCCGAGTATGCCGCCACGACGAAGGCAAAGCGGGTAGGGAAGAAAGCAGGAAAACAATTTGTTGCGCAGCCCAAAGGTATAGCGAAGAAAACAGCAGGGTTTAGATAATGGCAGACACACTACCAATACCGGCAGAAAACATGTTTCGCGTTGAAGGGGGTAAGTACATCCATAACAACGTAGAAATTAGTAAAGACGAGTTTGATAAACGAAAAGCTGAAGCAGACGCGGCTATTCGTTCTGCTCGTCCAACGTCAAACAAAGAAAAACCGCGTTCAACTGCAGATCGTAAAGCAGATGCGTTTTCTGATTTAAAAAAAGGCGGAATGGCTAAGTCAGCATCAGCGCGTGCCGATGGTTGTGCAGTACGTGGAAAAACAAGGGCATAAACGTGGCATATACCACCGACACCACATCGTTTAACCCAACCCTCAACGATTACTTCGAAGAGGCGTTTGAGCGTTGCGGCGTTGAAATGCGTACGGGCTATCACTTTAGAACAGCGCGGCGTAGCTTGAACTTGATGTTAAACGAGTGGGCAAACCGCGGGGTGAATTTGTGGACGATTGAGCAAGGCTCAATCAACATGGTGCAAGGTGTGACTACGTACGACCTGCCTGATGACACTGTTGATCTTCTTGAACAGGTTATTCGTACACAAGCGAATGATGCACCAAACCAGACGGACTTAAATATCACGCGTATTTCTGTATCGACGTACTCAACCATCCCTAACAAGTTGGCACAAGGTCGTCCGATTCAGGTGTGGATTAACCGTCAGTCAGGGCAGAAGTCGGGGTCGGAAGCAGCAGTAGCTGCCCATCCACAGATCAATGTCTGGCCTACGCCAGACCAAGGTACGGCGACTAATCCGTACTACGTGTTTTACTACTGGCGTATGAAGCGCATATACGACGCTGGGAACGGTGTTAATGCAGTTGAGATACCGTTTCGTTTTACTAATGCGCTGGTTGCGGGGTTGGCGTACATGTTGGCAATGAAGTTGCCGGGGGCTGAAGGTCGTGTTCAGTTACTTAAAGCCATGTATGACGAGTCGTGGGAACTTGCCGCAGGCGAGGACCGTGAAAAGGCAGCAGAGCGTCTGGTGCCACGGCAGATGTTTATAACGTAATGGGTAACAGATTTTCGTCAGGTCGCTTCAGCAT